AAGCCACTTACCGGCTTGATATATGTTGATATATCAACGTTTATAAGGAGAAATGTCACCAAAATGTCACCAAGGTTCAAAATTTGATGCTATTCTGCTATCCGATGGCTTGTCTCGATCCCAACATTATTCAGGATATTTTCGATGTCGTCATCCGCTTTTTGTCTCAGTTCATCAATCAAGTATGCATATCTGCGAGTAGTGGTTGTCAAATCAGAATGGCCTAGTCTCTTGCTGATGGCGTATATATCCACACCTTTGTATAAGAGCAGGGCAACGTGGCTATGTCTAAGAGCATGGAAGTGATAGCTTGGCTTATTTATGCCTAACTGCCGCAAAGACTTCCGAAGCGTTTTGTTGCACCCTGCCGATGTAGGTATAGTTCCAGAAGCATTACAGAATACCATTCCGGAGTGATTGGATTTTAGCTGAGCGATGATATCAAGCAGCTTGCTGTTAACCCTGATGATTCTGGTTGATGATTCAGTCTTGGTTGGGATATACTTCTTCAACACAAAGTCCCAAGCCTTATTGATGTCAATCGTCTTCCAGTTGAAATTGATGTCGTCCCATGTCAGCGCTGCTATTTCCTGTAACCTCATTCCGGTCATGATAGCTGTATAAATCATATAGTAGCTGGTATATCTTGGATCTAGCTTACTTTCAAGGTATGCAGCCAACTTGTTTATTTCATTAACATTAAGATAATCGACTTTGTGTTCTCTGTCAGAATTCCAGACCAGTTCAACGTTCTGTGTAAAATCCTTAGTGATCAGGTCGTCAAGAATAGCGGACTTGACACACGATCTGATGATGGAGTTGGTCTTCTTGACGGATTCAGGAGCGTGGCAAGCTCCGTACTCATTGATAAACCTTTGGTAATCTCTGCGTGTAATTTCATCAATTTTCCTAGAACCATAAAACTTGGAGAGCTTAGATTGAATTACCCTATATTTACCGGCCGTGATGTAAGATATTTTGTTTTCTTTGTATGTTCGGAACCATTCGTCAAAATACTGTGCGAACGAGACAGATTTATCGGTGATTGTCGAATCGTCTTTTTTTATCTCCATGGATCTGGCCCATCGGCTAGCTTCGGCTTTCGTGGAAAATCCAGCTTTAGATTTGAATCGTCTTGTTCCAGTGGAATCATACCATGAAATCCGTACTCTCCATTTTCCATTTGATGATTTAGAAATTGCAGCCATGATAATCACTCCTTTTATAAAACGTATGTTCTTTTAGGCGTATTATTAAACCCGTCAAAATCGACGGGTTTAATACTAGATTTGCAAGAGGTTAACCTTATCAAATGAATCGACTAATGTATTATTATTGGCAAAAAGATACTCTTCTGATTTACGTTTTTTTCCGGCCGAGTAATTTAGACTATACTTATAAGCTTTAACATAAGGTGAATATAAATGCCTTATATCCTCCTCTAAATCATAGGTTGTTATCCATTTGTAATTATTACTGAACTTTAGAATGTTATTAGCTAATATTGAATGGTCATTTCGGTCTACAAAAGACAGATACAAATTTTGACCTTGTTTAAAGTATGGGGGATCATAAAAGATAAATGTACTATGATGGTCATACTGTTTCAAATTATTAGCAATAAACTCATTGGCATCTAAATTATAAATATGGATTTTTTCTTTGAAATTATGAATGTTTTCAATTTTTTTAAGTAAACTGTCTTTATTAAAACGACAGTCTAATTTATATTTGCCTGCTTGATTTAAACCACCAATAGGACCGGCCTTAATAATGCCGCTTCGGTTAGTTCTGTTTAGATAGAAGGTTGCAAAGCCGTTTTCTACAGAGGTGGGATTATTTTTAAATTTTAAATGTATTTGTTGTTGCCTATGCCATTCGTTGATGGTTAGGGGAGTATTAATAAGCAAGTTCTTAAAATCATCATAATTATTGAGAATTGAATTCCAAATAGCAAAAATTGAAGAATCATAATCGTTAAGAACTACTTCTTCAACGGAACCATCAAACAGTAATTCAAGTGCTACACCAAAGCCACCAGCAAAGGGCTCGATATATGTTTTATGTGTATTATTAATATCCAATAAGTGCTTTACGTAACTTGCTAACTGTGTTTTCCCTCCTGGATAACGCAATGGGGACTTCGTTACTGGCATATTCATCACCTCACTTTAGATACTACACTACTTTTTGAGTGTTGACTATAAACTTTTAAGAATAGTGAATAATATACGTCTATGACAAAAAATTATTTTTTGAATACAGATTATCTATTTTTTTGTTTAACTCTTCCTGAAATTTAGCAACAATTTCTTTATTGTTTGGTTTCCAAATTTTGTTTATAGGGTTAGTTTTTGCGACTTTTAGAATTTTTTTATTTTCTTTAAACCAAATTTTGAAGTACTCTCGAGTAGCTCCTGTATTATTTTGTACAGGTAAATAAGAGTGTTTGTCAGGAGAATATTTAAAATTAGAACAAATATTTTGGGTGACTCCCATATTACTAAATATTTGTTTATTCCAATTACTAGTATCTATTTTCCAGTACGGACTATCGGGCTGCTCATTATCTAGTAGGTAAAACATTAATTGATCAGGTGGAGTTTTCGAAGGTAAGCAGAGAATATTTTTAGTATTCTTGGCTTTATTTTCTTTATCACCATCCAGTATTATTAACGAAAGAGAGGAAAATTCAGGAACTTTTGCTTTAGACAAAGATAATAATTGATCTCCGCCTAAAGTAATTCTTTTCATAAGGTTAAGTTTCTTTTTTTGCTCCTTAGTAATTATATTATCTAGGAAAGTATAGGCTTCCTCATCTTCACAATAGCAATTAATTTTAAAGTTACTAGCTTTTTTTAGTGGTTCAACATTTAGAGATGCAACCATTTCTTTGAACGAAAAGTGACCATAGTTTTCTATTTTTCCTGTTGGATTATTTAAAAAATTAATTCCAATATCATTATTGTTTGCTTTATTAAGTCTAGACTGTTCTTTGAAATACAGCATCTTTGAAATAATTGTAGCTGAATGAGTAGTAAAAACAACTTGGATGTTGTATTTAGACGAAAATTTTCTTAGAACCTCTAATAATCCAATCTGTGCCTTTGGAAAAAGACTAGCGTCTAATTCATCAATAAGTAAAAGGCCACCTTTATAATTATTGTACTCCCTTTTTAATCTAACAAACGACAGTAGCGCAGATATTATTTGTCCAAGATTATCTTCACCAGTTGAAGCTCCAACAATATCATAATTACCATTAGATAGAACAGTTGAACTAATGTTATCTTTGTTAGAAGTTATAAGTGTATCAGGATTATCAGTAGTATATATTGGAGTAAAAATTTTATTTGAAATTTCTTTGAAACTTTCTTTTTCTTTGTCGTTTAAAACCTCTACATATTGTAATTTGCGACTTGCAAAAGGAGTAAGTCTTCTTAAATCTAGGTAAATTACAGGAAAAGTAACGTTTCGTGAAGTATTACTGTTGATGGACTCAGTGCGTCGTAAAACAAGACGTAAATTACGATTTCGTGATGTTGATTGCAAAGTTGCCTTATATACTAGTTCCTCCAAAGCATCATTTATATCAAATTCAACTTTGTATTCTTTATCAGGAGTATCAAATTTCTCAGAAATTCTGAAATGATTACCGAAGTCACTTTCAAAACTATTACCATAAATAGTCCTATATAAATTTGGAGCTTTTTCATTTTCTTCTGTTTCTTCGAGTTCTTTATAGACTTTAAAGCTACAAATTTGTGCTAGCATACCTAATATTGAACTTTTTCCAACACCATTAATTCCACCAATTAGCGTTAGTTTTTCACCAATATCAATAGTTAGGTTTTCTAGCGCTCTAAATTGGTTAATGTGCATACTTTTGATAAATGTTTTATTTTTGTTTAAGTCGGAAACCATTTATAACTTAATATCCTTTCTCCCTTGGTCTTATAGTTTATTTTCAATCGGTAGGTAATTATTTTTATCTACTTTTAGATTGTATTTACACTTCAGTAGCTAATTCCAAGCTACGTCTATATTCTTCTGCTTTAGCAAACTCTGTAAACTCAACGGTAGTATCGAAGTATGCTAGTCAGCTACAAGGTTACTATTAACCTAATCATTATTTTGAGATAAACTGAATAAATTCTTTTTCATCAATCACCTCAATATTGTTTGTTTTAGAGTTGATTTGCTCAGCTTTCTTTATTTTTAGTCAGTTTCTCAACATCTCTATTCAGTTGTTCAATTTCAAAAGCGTCCATTTGTTCAATAGACATCTTTGAATTCTTCTTTGACGTTCTCGTATAGGTCAGAAGGGATGCACCAAGTCTCGGCAAACTTTATGTAGCTGCAAGAGCTGTCGCCTTTAGATTCTGCTAATCCTGCTATGGCTGTTACGTTAGAGCTTAAATTAATGGTAGTTTCTTTTTGGAAGGCTCTAAAGTCTTTAACCTTTAATTGTTTAATCCACATAAATTCATCTCCTATTGGTTAACGCCGGTTGCTCTTTCAATTTCTGCGATAGTGACACTTCTTTCTGATGCTAATTGCTTTATCTTGTTGGCGTTGTTTTTTTGGTAGCCGTATCCCGTCTGATTGGCGTTAGGGGGATGCGGTTTTTTGTTTACTTGTCATTGTTTTCTATTGCTAAAGTCTGTCTATATTCTTCAGCGTCTGCCATTTCTTCAAAATCAATAGTTAATTCTTTATATTCAGCTAATTTCTCTTTGATTTTCTCAATAGGGATTTTATAGAATTCTTTATGATTGTTGACCTTGTTGAGCTTATACTTGTCGAAATAGCTGTGAAGCTCATTTTCAAGCTTGTAGGCATCGTAGCTAAAAATCAGAGCATGGACATCGAATTTAAATGGGACTGATGCACTGCTCAACTCTGAAATTCTTTCAAGCGGATCGAGCCTTCTTGTTACACCTATCTTAAAAATATCTTTACCAAAAGATCCAATATTACTTATAACGTAAACGTATCCGGCTGAAGCATTGGCGGTTCTATAATCCAATTCTTCTTTCTCTTTTTCCCGATCATCCATTTTTTTCTTTAATTCTGCAACTTGATCGTTGATATCTTTCACTTCAGCATCATTTGTAAGGTTTTTTAATTTTTCTTGCAATTCAGTAATCACATTCTCGTAATGGGTAATATCTTTGTCGATAACCTTTTTCTTTTGAGCAACTTCTTTCTGCAAGGCTTTTTCTTCTCTCTCACGTTGACGCTGCTCGCGCAGTTCTTCTTTTTCCTGTTCCTTTTTCTTTGCGTATTCATACGCCAATGCCAATTCTTCTAGTTTGGAATTCAAATAATAATAAGATATAGACACTCGAGTTACTGAAGTCAACTTGTTGATTTGTTCGTATGAACGCTCAATTCTTTTTTGGATTGAATCGTAATTAGAATATTTAACCTTATTAATGGCGGCCTCACATTCGTTGTTAAATGCCCGCAAAACCAATTTGATACTATCATTAGTCATTTTAGTTCCCTTGGCCTTGCTTCCATCTACAGTCCAGCCTTCTCTGTAATCAACAGCAGCTTTTTTTCTTATCATCTCTTTTTGATTCTTTCGAATTTCAGTTAATTTCTCTTTATATCCGAGAGACGTTGCAAAATCATATTTTGGTTCGTATAATCCGTATTCTTGCATTTCTATAGTGCTGTTAGCATTATCAATCTTTTGCGAAAGTTCATTGAGCTTGTCGGCGAGAGTTTTTTTCTCCGCGCTCAGTTTTTCAACATTAGAGTTGAGTTCGTCCAGCTCTTTCTTTTTATCGATAATTGATTGTTGAAGTTCAAAAGCATCCATTTGCTCAATAGACATTTTTGAATTCTTTAATTCCTCTAACTCTTTTTTGTATTGACCGGCTTTAAAGACGTCCAGCAATCCCATAACGATCTCTCCTTTTTATATTTCCGATAATATTTTTTCGACCACCGGGGCATAGCGTAGAGATAAATGTCTGTTCTCCAAGAAAACAACCGGATTAATGCTTTTACAATCCAAATCGTTTTCCATCAAATAGGCTTCGACCTCTTCTTTAAGCATATACTCGGTAGCCTCGGCTTCCATCTTGTAGTGTGACGGTTTAGAGCAATTGTACAAACCTGCATAATCAGTTTGCGGGACATGGCCCAGCTCATGTAGCAACACTTTGGTTTGTTCTGATTCAGGCAACGCATTATTGATTACGATAATTCTGTATGTGGGGACATAATACCCTTTGCCATCTATGCAATCAGAGTAGACTATTTTAACGCCATACTCTTTTTCTATACTTTTTAACAGAGCGCATCACCACTAATCTTTCTTGTTCTTGAGATATCCCTCGATTATGCCGCGCAGCACTTCGCGATCGTTATCCGTGATAGGCTTGCCATCATAGCTCATCACCGAATCGAGAGCTTCTTCGATCGTAGCGTTTGTCTGAGCCGCAGGTTTTCTGTCTAGCAAATAATCGATTGTTACGCCGAAATAATCGGCGACTTTTTCCAAATCTTTAGCTTTAGGGTCCGCAGTTTTCCATCTATAAAATAGATTTTTGCTAAAACCTAAATCTTCAGCAACTTGTTGCAAAGACTTATCATGTCTTTGTGCAAGTTTTTTTATTATCTCAAACGTTGTCATATCAACAATCCTCACGCTTTCTACAAGAAATTTATACGAAAGTATAAAAAATCCGTTGACAGTTTATACGAAACGTACTAAGATATCCTTGTAAGTTAATTCAAAAGAAAAATCAAAAGACAAAAACAAAGACAAAACATTTAATCTCCGCCAAGAAATTAAGAGTAATCACTTGTTTTCGTTTAATTAAGTACGATTTCATTTTATATCTTTGTATAAAAATAGTCAATAATTTTATATGATTTTTTCTATTGAAATTGCTTACGGGTGGGAGGGGGGAATATACAAGGAGGCGATTAAAATGCCAGAAACTTTAAATGGAAGGCAAAAAATCAAAGCATATCTTGACGCAAATGAGATATCGATTGCATCGCTAGCAACGATGTACGGTGTGCCGAAACAAGATTTGTCAGATTATTTAGCGGGCCGCAAGAGAAATCCGCAAGCGAACAGGGTGATTTTAAAGATCATCTCTGACTTTAAGCTTAGTTAAGGGAGGCATCAGAAATGAAGCTCAAAATTTTAGGCCAAGAAAAAATTGGCCAATATGAATTCACAGGAATCGAAGGAGGATTCGGCGAGGATAAAAGAGCAATGTTAGTTAGAGATATTGCGGTTATTCATAACTTAGAAACGAGAACCGTAAATCAAACGATTAATAGAAATATCAAACGTTTTAAAACTGGGATAGATATTCTTGATCTAAAACAAATCACACGCAGTGATGTGTTTTCAGAGTATGGATTTAACAAAGCTCAGTGGGGTAACGCTAACAACATCTACATGCTGTCTGAACGCGGCTATGCAAAGTTGCTTAAAATCCTTGAAGATGACAAAGCTTGGGAAATCTACGACGAGTTGGTTGATAACTATTTCAACATGCGGCAGGCAATCAAGGCAGACAACAAAGCACTGGTTGCCAACAAACGATTAGCGATTATGGAAGAAAATGCAAAAACGCGTAAAGCAAATTTGCTTTACAAGATTGCAATGGCTACTGAATCTCAATCTTCAGCGCAATCAATGCTCGCTTTGGCGGCTAAGGAACTGACAGGTGAAATGACTATCCCCGTCATGAAACGCAAGGAATACTCTGCTACGGAAGTAGGCGAGAAATTGGGAATCTCTGCGCAAAAAGTAGGCAAGATTGCAAATCAGCTTGGAATCAAAGCTGAACAGCCTGGTCAAAACAGATTCGGCAGATGGGCCAATTCAAAATCACGATACAGTGACAAAGAAGTTGCACAATGGCTTTATTCGGAAGACGGGCTGAATGCAATCAGAAAGGGGATGATCAAATGAACAATACTGTTATGCAGAATCTGAAAGCTGAAGTGACCATAACTATTCCAAAGGACATGGTTTTGGTCAATCGGGTCGATTATGAAGACCTGAAGCGGCAGGCTGAAGAGGTCAAAACGTGGTCCGTCGCTGATTTCAAACGGGAGTTGGATATCCCAAAGAATGTCACATGGATTAAAGAATGCCTCCTCAAGCCCAACATCAGCGAAATCAAAAGCTGGTGCACCTTAAAGGAGGGAAGTGGCGGGAGAACAGGAACTGTAATCCTGTCTACCGGGGCTAAGAAGTGGTATAAGGAATTCTTCCCGAAAATTGACTGGGAAGAAAAAATTTGCGAATAGGAGGATTTAGTATGTCGCCAATAAAAATAACGATTGATCAAGAATATGTCGAAAACTTGATCAATAGCAGAATCGATGATCTGCTTAATCAAGATTTGTCAGGCATTACATGGTCGCTCGATGAATTCCGCAAAAAGTGCTGCGGGAATAAATCCAAAGAGTGGGTAGCGCTCTATATCTTCTCGGAATTCAGCGACGAGATTACCGGGACTGATGGCTGGCTGATTCCCAGTCAAGGCAGAGGTTCACAGAACATAATCTTTGCCAAGGCTGCCAAAGAGTGGATGGAAGAGAACCGTCAGCGGATTGACTGGCGGGCTAAGTTACCAAGATAGGAGATAAAAATAATGTTTGTAAAAAATTCATCAGTAACCATTGAAACTAAAGACTTTGCCATGCTTCTGGCTATGCTGCCATCTTGTGGTTGGAAGACAATCAACGGAAAGAAAAAAAGTATGGAAATGATAAAAAGGTCATTCTATGTAGATGAGAGACTGGGAACAACGATAAATGCATACATTAATGCGTTCACCGTTCTGGAGATAGAACGAAGCAAAGGGGAAAGCCGTAACAAGCTTATTGACAATATCCGTACTCGCAATAAAGACGATGCGGAAGATATGGAAAAAGCAATCAAGGATATTGAAGAAGGTGGCAATAAATGAACGTTTTAGCAGGAATTAAACAGACGAGGAACAGAATCCTCAAGCAGTACACCGTGGCTGATATCATGGCCACAGATGACTGGTCGCTTGAGCAGTCAGTTGATACGGCGTGGAACAGATCCGAGTTGATGGACAGCCTTGAAAGACTGGACAGATGCAAGGAGCGTCTGTTTGAAGCCGCACTGAAGGGAGGCGAATAAAATGAGCGAGTATATCGGCTTAGCACGGGTTGCAACGGATGACGGCTATCACAGGCTTTGTAAATTCCCACCATTTAAACTTGCGGTAACTCGTGGCGTCAAAGTAGTTTTAAAGGAAGATGGCGTGCACTTAATCGGTGTAGTCAAAGATTGCTGCACAGTCGAACGTAACTCGGCAGAGTACTATATGATTACAAGCGCCACCGTGGGCGATCATGAAGTGCACGATTGGATTGTTGGCACAGTGAAAGAATTTGAGGAGGAAGAAGGAGGTGAATGAAATGGAAGTTGGACTTGATATACTAGGGCTCCTATTAGCCATGATAGGGGATTCGGACTGGGAGACGGAAAGTGCAACAAGGGTTGCCACTTTCCTAACGACCAGTGCATTCGGCCTGCTTGGCCACGAAGGCGGAACAGATTTAGTGGCCTATGTTTCCGCATTTCAGATTCGTGAGGCAAGTGCCCGTGGCAAAGACATAAAAATCATTACAGACATTGCAAGAAAGCAGTTTGGTGATGAGATACTCGAAAAAACTGCCTCAAAACTTGAAGAAATCGAAAAAATCAGGATGAAAAAGAGGTAAGTGATGGAGTATAAACTTGGATATTAAAAAAGCCGCCCGATATAAGGGCGGCACAGAATTAGCACGTGCTAAGTATAGCACACTTTGGGAGGAAATGAAAATGGAAATGAATCAATTACAGAAGCAACAAACACGAAGCATTACATTCAAGGCAAACGGCGATGACGTGACACTTTCTCCAAGCATCCCTCGATGGATTTTTTAGGCTAGGCCTACGTTCAAATAAAGAGGCTTGTCTTACCTCCCTAGCACATCGTACCACAGGCAAGCTGTGGTTATCTCGTGCAAAGGAGGTGACAAGCCATGAAAGAAATAATAATCATCCTCATTTTAATCTATTTAATCTTGAATAGCAATAGGGCCTAGCCTAAAAGGGCGCCGACGCAGAGAGCGTCGGCGCCCTGGGGATGATTTTAGAAAGGAGGATACTTTTTTGAAAGTTGAAAAGATACGGCGCAAAGGATTTACTGTGATAAGCAATGATGTTCTGAATAATACTGCATTGAGCTGGAAGGCTAAGGGAATCTTTGCGTACCTATGGTCGCAATCTGATTCTTGGAATTTTTATGAAGTTGAAGTACTAAAGCATTCCACTGATGGGAAGGCATCTTTGAAGGCTGGATTAAAAGAGCTTGAATCTGCTGGATATTTAAAGCGTTATCGTGTGCGAGACGGAAAAGGCTTTTTGAGAGAAAGCAAATGGATTTTGTCAGAAGAACCTATGTCCGATTATCCAACGTTGGATAATCCAACGTTGGAAAACCGTACGTTGGAAAATCGGACACTAACAAATACTAACTATAACAATACTAATAATAACAATACTAACTTAAACGAAGACGCAGTCGTTGATACTAGTTTAGTTAACATAGTGGATCAGCCGGAAGAAGAAGCAATCGACGACGACGGCTTCGGAAAGATCGTTGAATTTTACCAAGAGAATTTCGGCATGATGAGCAGCTTCCTGTACGACGATATGCGCCATACGTATAACGAATGGCAGCAACAATCAAAGGAGCCTGATCTTATCATCATCAAGGCGATGCAGATAGCCTTGAGTAATAACGTGCGCAACTGGAAATACGCATGCGCCGTTCTGCGAACCTGGGAGGATAAGCGACCGCAAAGTTTATCAGATGTCGAAGCGCTAGAGGCAGAGCACAAAAACAACAGAACTGCTAAATCAAAACACGCTAAACCAGAAAAACAGAAAACGATGGAGAACTTCGATGACTTGGCGAACAAGCAGAACGCAGGCATTGACATGAGCGAAACCTTGTCGGATATCGAATCTCTCAAGAATCAACTTTACGGATAGGAGATTGTTATGTACAGAAGAACGCATGCTGCTTCTCACTTTGGAAAAAAAGTCGTGCTTGACGGATTCAAGTTTGACTCTCTAAAAGAAGCGACGTTCTACCAACGATATATCAAGCCTAGTGGCTACAGTTTCACGTGTCAGCAACGTTTTACGTTGTTGGATACATTCACCTTAGAATTGATTAAATTGCGCCAGACGGCATATAAGGCGGATTTTGTAGTATATGACGAAAACGGGGAGTTAAAGCATGTCTACGATGTGAAGAACGGATATGACGAGTACTCAATTGATAAAAAGTCCAAAATCAAGTTTTCGTTGTTCGCTCGTAAATTCAAGGTTCCTGTTGAAGTCGTTGTCTTGAGGCCGAATCATTTCGATTCTGCCGTCATTGGGACGACTAAGAGAGTCAAACCTGTAGCTAAGCAAAACATTGATTATGACTGGCAAGATCTTTTTAAGTAGACTGGTTGCGTCTTGGCGAACAGCTGGGCGCAATCATTACCCTGAATGGGGTAAAAAAATTATCATTTCTCAATCTAGATTAGTCTGAACGTGCAGTCTAAAGTGGGCTTGGGTACTCACAACACTTTATAGCTATCACTTTAAACTAACGCGCAAATCAGAATTGCACACGGGCATCATGGCCAGCAATCGAATTGCAACGTGTGCATAGCCGACTGATTGTTCTTGAGTCGATAATCGGTTGGCTAGCCGTTGCTAGGCATAACTCCTTTAAGAAATTAGTTGTAACGTACGGATAATCAGGCTCAAGTGTGCCGGAAACGGTCCATCTCATGATGAGGAGGTTCGAGTCCTCCGCCGGCGCATTGTAAGGAGGGAAGAGGATGAAAAACTACTTAGTGACCATTAAAATCGGCAAGGTCATCACAAACAAGTTGGTCAAAGCTGAAACTGCTGAAGAAGCAGAGAAGGAGGCGCTTAGATGCGCATCACAAGAGACTACGGACTTACAAGCTCCAAATTAGAGCATGATTTGTTGGCAAGTATTGACAAAATCATGCAGGCCGATGCCAGAAAACGCAGGAAGAAAGTGTCGATGGTAAGACTTGGAAGAAAGTACAGTCATGCGTGGCATGGCCGGAGTTTAGGAGGACGAAAATGAAGTACAGAAAGAAACCAGTTGTGGTTGAGGCGGTTCAGTTCACAGATACTGAAGAATCAATTTTAAAATTATCAGAATTGGGATTAGATCCAGTCCGGATTGATTACGCTGACACAGACAGCCCGATTTTAAAAATAGAGACCCTTGAGGGATTGATGATTGCGGCAAAAGGCGACTACATCATCAAAGGAGTTAAGGGAGAATTTTATCCATGCAAGCCGGATATTTTCACAGAAACGTATGAAGAAGCAAAGGAGTGCAGAAAATATGACTCGAGAAGAATGGATTCAATTTAGTGTCATTTCGGTAATTTATGCAATTGTGCACATTACGATAGAACTGATAAAAGAAAGGAGAAAAAAGTGAGACAGGATAAATATGATTACAATGAAGCAGCACGAAGATATGCTGAGAAGCTAGACCGAATTGACAGAGCTATAGAAGAAGAGCTGCGAAAGGAATTCCTGACAAAAGCAGGCAAGATATTGCTGATTGCATCGATTATTCTATTTATGCTACCGCTGATTTTGATAAAGGAATCAGTCATGGTGGAATTACGCTTTCAGCTGGTCAGTTGTTTCGGAATGATTGCGGCAATTGCCATGATTAAGGCGGGTCGTGACTGACGCATTCAAAAGGAGTGATATTACTTGGAAGATATCTTCAAGGCAAATAAAGCATATCTTTTTCAGTATCGAAAGAAGATGGAAAAAATTCATCGGCTGGAAGATAAACTGGCGCAGATTGACAGTGATCTTATCGTGCTCAAGTCCCCAGCCATGAGCAGTGAACCTAAATCATCAGTCAAAATAACGCTGACAGACAAGCTTATTCAAAGGGAAGAGTTGGAAGATAAAATCAACACGCTTCTCAAGTATGCACGTCAGGACAGGACAGACATTACACGATGCATTGACGCTCTCGACAATCAGAAGCAGGCGTTGGTTTTGGACCGATACTTCATCGGCCTGCAGTCTCTAGAAGATATAGCGGACGATGTTAGCTATAGCTGCAGCTATGTCACCAAGCTTTACATTCAGGGCGTTCAGTCAATCAGTGTAGTTTGAGTGCAGTTGTAGTGTAGTTGAAGTGTAGTAAGAGTGTAGTTGGAGTGTATACAAAGTAACCGTGCATACATGCTATTATGATAACGTCGAAAAAGGCAAGAGATTAACACCCCCTTGGGGATACCATGCCAAGATGGTAAGCATCCCCCTGGAGTGCAAGTTAATCCCTTGCCTTTTTATATACCACCAGTGGAGGTGACAGCATGGTCAGAGCTGACAGACAAGGACAGCACAGGACTGCATTTGAGAAGAATAAGAGAAGAATATTACTGACACAAAACGTCTGTGGGATTTGCGGCAAGCCTGTTGACAAGACGCTAAAAGCTCCGGATCCATTGTCGCCTGTCATTGATCACATCGTACCGATTAGCAAGGGTGGTCATCCATCTAGTCTGGACAATCTGCAGCTGGCTCATTGGCAATGCAACCGTCAGAAATCGGACAAGCTATATGCTAGTGGATTTAAAAAGAAGCCTCAAGTAATCGGCAACAGGAATCTTCCGCAGTCACTGGACTGGTCCAGATACAGGGGGGTATAGCCCCCCCTCCACGGTCCGTCCGTGCTTTCCCGCCGTCACTGTACATTTTTTCTCGCGCGACATGAAAGGAGTAGATAAAGTGAGTGAATTTAAGGGTATGGGGTACCTGAAACGCAAGCTGGCAACCGTCAGGCCACGGGTTCTGATGAGATATAAGCAGTATGCATCTAAATATCATGATTCCCCCGTCGGACTGACTATCCCGCCTAGCGTGCGTGATCGGTATCGTGCGGTACTCGGGTGGAATGCGAAGGGTGTTGACGCTCTGGCAGACAGACTGGTATTTAGAGAATTTGCAAATGATGATTTTGGAGTAAATCAGATTTTTAAGCAGAACAATCCCGATGTGTTTTTTGACAGCGCAGTTCTATCGGCATTGATTGGCAGCTGCTGTTTTGTCTACGTCTCTGCTGATTCTGATTCTGCTGATCCTGTGCGTCTGCAGGTCATTGAAGCGTCTAATGCCACGGGTGTCATTGACCCGATTACGGGTCTGCTAACGGAAGGGTATGCCGTACTTCAGCGAGATACTGATACAGAGGCACCGCTTCTGGAAGCATATTTCACGTCGACTGAAACGTGGTATTACCCTAAAGGCGGTTCACCATATTCAATCGCCAATCCCGCTGGTATGCCGCTGCTTGTTCCGGTCATTCACAGGCCCGACGCTGTCAGACCGTTTGGTCGGTCAAGAATCACCAGATCAGGTATGTATTATCAGCGTTACGCCAAACGCACGCTTGAGCGAGCCGACGTCACGGCCGAATTTTATTCGTATCCGCAGAAATACATTCTTGGCATGGATCCTGATGCCGAACCGATGGATTCGTGGAGAGCAACGGTTTCATCTCTTTTGAGGATTGACAAGGATGATGATGGCGACCGTCCTACTGTCGGCCAGTTCACGACCGCAAGCATGGCTCCGTTTACTGAGCAGCTGAAAACCGCAGCTGCCGGTTTTGCCGGAGAAATGGGATTGACGCTCGATGATTTGGGCTTTGCGTCTGATAATCCGTCTTCAGTTGAGGCAATCAAGGCCAGTCATGAAAATCTGAGATTGGCTGGACGTAAGGCGCAGCGGTCACTGGGCAGTGGCCTGTTGAATTGCGCATATACGGCGGTGTGTCTCCAGGACCAGTTCCACTATGCACGCAGCCGTTTTGTCGATACTGAAGTCAAATGGGAGCCGTTATTCGAGGCCGATGCTAATACGCTGACGCTGATTGGCGATGGCGTAATCAAACTCAACCAGGCGATTCCGGGATTTGTGACGGGCGAGACCATCAGGGATTTGACCGGCATTCACGGCGCAGAAAACATCAATCCACAGGTTACTGCACAGTCAGAGGTGGTAAGCGATGACTGATGATGTTTTGCCGGAGTTGCTGAAACTGGTCTGTGACGAATTTGAAAAGTCATATGCTGCTAACGGGATTGTCAAACAGGTGCAGAAAAAATTGGAGAACAAATCAGCTACATATGCTGACGCTTACGAGTACGCATATGAGGTCGGCTGCATTCTCTCTGACGCCCTGACAAAACATGTAACAAACGAATTATTGCCTAACGGTACAATGTACTACAATATTGCTCAACGGCTGTTGCAGAAAACGCTGGGTACCAATTATAAACTGGTGTCTGAACTGGCGGCTGGTGTGCAGAAAGTTCTCAATAGAAAGGCGGGCTTGACCCTAGCCGCACTGAAGCCGGACATTGATCAGGATAAGGTTGATGGATTGATTGAGCGCCTGTCCAAAGGTGATTTTGAAAATGACAAGTTCGTCATGGGCAGTCCGATTGCTAACTTCACGCAATCCGTTGTTGATGACACAATTGCTAAAAACGTTGAATTCCACGCCAGCGCAGGTCTGCATCCGAAAATCGTCAGAAGATATGCTGGCAACGGCTGCAAGTGGTGTGCAAATCTGGCGGGGACGTACGATTATCCAGTTAAACAAGAGATCTATCGCCGTCACGATAACTGCCGCTGCATTGTTGAATATTTTCCGGAGGACGGAAGAGGCGTGCAGAATGCACACACTAAGGGGTGGAGAAACGAATCGAAAGTCGAACGTGAAAGGATTCGTAAATCAAAAGGCGATAATGGCTTTAGAAGGAAAGACAGCATTCAGACTGCAGCCGAAGCGGAGGCAAGGGCATTGGGATATAATCCGATTCCTACGTCGAAGGCTGTTGAGTCTTTAAGGAAAGAGGCAAGAATATGGCAAAAAGACTTGGAAGATGAAGAGATAAGGTCGATTAATAAATATACGTATAATGGCACAGATGATGATGGCAAGAAATTGTTTTTCAAAATCAATGAATTTTTGGAAGGTCGTTATTTCCCAAAAGACGAAAGAGAAAAGGAAATCATTTTGAGAAATGCAGGTTTTATCAATGAAGGTATATCGAAATTTAAACTGAAAGATGATATAATAGTATACAGGAATGATAAATTACCCCAAGAACTTAATCAGCGGTTGAATAAGTTTTTAAGTACTTCAGCTATGCCAAAGGCAGTAATAGGAAAGGTACCCAATGTGGCAATTATTGTTCCCAGGGGAAGTAATGGCGGTTACGTTGAGTTGATAGCTGATGAAGCATATAGAAAGCAGCGAGAGTTTCTTATAAACAGTGGTGCTGATTTAGAGTTAGTGAAAAAAGAGGCTGGTTTATATATTTATAAATTGAGGTGATATTTTTATGTTAAGTAAGGAATTGGCTCGAAAATATTATCAGGAACGGATTGATTCAGAATCCAACAAGCCGGATTATACCGAAGAAGAACGGCGTCTTCAAAAAGAAAGAGCAAAAGAGTTGAAGGATTATATTGAAAAACTACGTAGAGAAAAACCTGAAAGATTAAAATCTAAGCATCCGTAAGGGTGCTTTTATTTTTCCATAACGTGTTTAAGAGGTGCAAAAGATGACTATGATGTGGTTGGCTTAATCGAAATGATATTTGGCGGTTAATTAAGTTAACCGCTATTTTTATACTCTTTTTTGCCCTGTCATATGGCGTTAAACTGGGCAATACGATTGAAAGGAAGAAGGCCATGGCTGAAAAACGACTAGGCAATCAGAATCCTACTCAATCGGTAATTCTACCATACACTGAATCCTTGTCGGATGAAGCAATCGCAATATACGAAAAAACCGGACTGAAGAGCTACCCGTGGCAGAAAAATCTTGTCAAGTCAATCATGGCTGTTGATGATGATGGCTTATGGGTGCATCAGAAGTTCGGTTTTTCTATACCCCGCCGTAACGGTAAAACGGAAATCATCTATATTCTTGAACTGTGGGGCCTTAAGCACGGGCTTAACATGCTGCATACGGCGCACAGGATCAGTACTTCTCATTCATCTTTTGAAAAGGTTAAGAAGTATCTTGAAAAGATGGGTTTGACTGATGGCGATGATTTTAACTCAATAAGAGCTAAAGGACAGGAACTCATCGAACTGTATGAGACGGGCGGAATTATCCAGTTTCGTACGAGGACATCCAACGGCGGACTGGGCGAAGGCTTTGATTTTCTCGTTATCGACGAAGCTCAGGAATACACCACGGAGCAAGAATCGGCGCTCAAGTACACCGTTACTGATAGCGAAAACCCGATGACCGTGATGTGCGGTACACCGCCCACGCCCGTTTCAAGCGGTACCGTGTTCACAAAATATCGTGAAACTTGTCTTTTCGGTAAAGCTAAGTACTCTGGTTGGGCGGAATGGTCGGTGTCTGAAGAAAAGGAAATCGACGATATCGATGCATGGTACAATTCAAATCCGTCACTCGGTTTTCACTTGACCGAACGCAAAATCGAAGCCGAACTGGGTGAAGACAAGCTTGACCACAACGTTCAGCGTTTAGGCTTTTGGCCATCGTACAATCAGAAATCTGCAATTGCAGCAGCTGAATGGGATGCGCTAAAAGTTGACAGTTTGCCAACTTTCCAAGGCAAACTTTTTGCCGGTGTCAAATATGGTCAAGACGGGGCAAACGCTGCGTTGAGCATTGCGGTGCATACCGCAGATAAGCGGGTGTTTGTTGAAACCATCGACTGTCAATCAGTTCGCAATGGTAATCAGTGGATCGTTAATTTCCTAAAATCCGCTTATGTGGAGCAAATCGTGATTGATGGAGCTAGTCGTCAGAAGATCCTGGCTGACGAACTCAAGGACTATCATGTCAAAAATGTGGTACTGCCGACCGTCAAGGAAATCATCACAGCCAACTCGATGTGGGAACAGGCGATTTATCAAAAAACGCTGTGCCACGCAGGGCAGCCGACGCTTAGCAGAATTGCAACGAACTGTGATAAACGTAGCATTGGCTCAAGCGGCGGTTTTGGGTACCGATCGCAGTTTGATGACATGGATATCAGTGTTATGGACAGCGCGCTGCTGGCGCACTGGGCTTGTGCAACCCTCAAGCCCCGTAAAAAGCAGAAAGTAAGCTACTAGCTTGCTGACATTACCGAACGCACGGGAAATGCGGAGAAAGGAGACAGTGATATGTCTGAATTTAAAACAATCGAAACGCAGGAAGAACTTGATCGTATCGTAAAAGAGCGTTTAGCTCGTCAAAAAGAGAAGTACGCCGATTACGACAAGCTCAAGGAACGCGTTGAGGAACTTGAAACTGAAAATGCTGAGCTGCATTCGACGGTCGAATCATCCAAATCGGAAAAAGGCGAGTTTGACAAGCAAATCGCAGACCTGCAGGCCAAGATTTCCGGTTATGAAACGGAGAAAATGAAAACCCGCGTGGCTTTGCAGAGTGGTTTGCCACTTGAGTTTGCCAATCGGCTACGAGGTGATGATGAAGACAGCCTGAAGCGCGATGCAGAAACACTGGCTGGATACATGCAGCCTAAGTCGGCTGCTCCGTTGAAATCGACAGAACCGGCAGTTGATGATAAAGGCTGGGGCAACATGATTCACCAGCTCACAAACAAGTAAAGGAGATAGATAATATGGCTGATACACTTAACACCGGCACAACATTTTCGCCGGAACTCGTCACAGAACTCATGAACAAGGTCAAGGGCTATTCAACCCTTGCCAAGTTGAGCGCTCAGACGCCAATCCCGTTCAACGGGTCGCAGCAGTTTGTTTTTAACCTCGAAGGCAACGCTCAAATTGTCGGCGAAGGCGAAACAAAAAAGCCGGGAAAGGCAACGATTGAAGCAAAGGTAATCCGCCCGTTGAAGTTTGTTTACCAGGCTCGCATTACTGACGAGTTCAAATACTGCTCTGAGGTCAAGCAGGTAGATTACCTTCAGGCCTTTTCTGATGGATTTGCTAAAAAGATTGCGGTTGCCTTTGATTTGGCCGCAATTCATGGTCTGGAACCCAAATCGCTTACTGACGCATCATTCAAGGCGACTAATTCGATTGATGGGTTGGTAACAGCGGTTGAGTTTAATGCTAAAACACAGTTTGATGATCAGATTGATTCAATTGTTCAAACTGTTGTTGCCAACGATTACGATGTTACGGGTCTCGCACTTTCCCCTGCAGCTGGCCAGGCGCTGGCGCAGGTTAAGGTTAACGGTGTAGTTCAGTATCCTGAATTCCGCTTTGGCCAGAATCCTGCCGCATTTTACGGCATGGCATCTGATGTCAACAAGACGCTTGCCACAAAAGGCGCTACGTCCGAAAACGACTACGTGATTGCAGGCGATTTTCAGAATGCGTTCAAGTGGGGCTACTCGGAAGAAATCCCGCTCGAGGTCATCGAGTACGGTGATCCTGATCAGACGGGCCGCGACCTCAAGGCAAACAACGAAGTGCTGCTTCGTGCCGAGTCGTTTATCGGTTGGGGCGTGCTTGACGCGAAGGCGTTTGCACGTATCAAAGCACCGGCAGAATAGTCACTATAGGTTAACTAAGGGGGTGGAAGGGTGGCAAATTTTGCAACTATCGAGGATATAGAAAAGTTGTGGCGCAATTTGAAGCCTGCTGAACGCGAGCGTGCGGAAGGTCTGTTGGAGATTGTCTCTGACAGTCTGCGTGTCGAAGCGGACAAAGTGGGCAAAAATCTTGATGAACTGGCGGCTGACAGCGATGCTTATGCGAGCGTTTTAAAGTCTGTGACCGTTGATGTTGTAGCGAGAACGCTGATGACGTCAACTGATCAGGAACCGATGACACAGATGACGGAGAGCGCTTTAGGCTACTCCTACAGTGGTTCATTCCTTGTTCCTGGCGGTGGATTGTTTATCAAGGACACTGAGCTTAAGCGCCTGGGATTGAAACGTCAGAGATACGGGGTGATTGACCCGTATGCTTAAAGGAATTACAGTTATTCTCGTTGACGAGACAGAGGAATCAGAAGACCCGTTCGGACAGCCGGTTACGGTCAAGGAAGAGATTGCGGTTGACAACGTTCTGGTAGCGCCAGCGTCAACGGATGATGTTACTGCCGAGATGAGCTTGACTGGCAAGAAGATCGTGTATGAGCTAGCCATACCTAAAGGAGATTCGCACACCTGGGCCAATCGGCAGGTCAAGTTTTTTGGCCAGACCTGGCGAACTGTGGGCATTCCTCAGGAAGGCATCGAAAGCTTGATACCGCTGGCGTGGAATAGGAAAGTGATGGTGGAACGATATGAGTAAGAACCGTTTTGTACTAAACCGTGCCGGTGTTGCACAGCTGCTCAAATCGTCCGAGATGCAGTCAGGGCTTAAGGCTAAGGCTAAAATCATTCGGGAACGGTGCGGCGATGGATACGAACAGGATATATATGTCGGCAAGAATCGTGCAAACACTATGGTATATGCCGATTCCATCAAGGCAAAACGCAGTAATGCGAAGCATAATACGATTCTGAAGGCGGTGAATGCGGCACGTGATTGAACTCATTTTGAAACAGTATCTCGACAGTGTGCTTGATGTTCCCGTGCTTTTGGAGCATAAAACAGGCGTTACTGTACCGTATGTCCTGCTTGATAAAACGGGCGGCAGTGAGTCAAATCATTTGAAGAAGGCAACGGTTGCCATTCAATCGTACGGAACATCACTGTATAATGCGGCGAAGCTCAATGAGGATGTCATCCGAGCAATGGACGGGCTGACAACGGTTGAGAACGTCGGTGGTGCGCATCTTAACGGCAGCTACAATTTTACTGATACTGAAACTAAGAATTACCGCTATCAGGCGGTATATGATATTAACTATTTGTAAGGAGGTCATATAATGGCAACAACAGTTAAATATGTCACGAATGCAAAACCTAAAGTCGGCGGTGCCATTTACAGCGCTCCGACCGGGACGGCATTGCCGACTGACGCAACCAGTGCGCTTAATGCAGCGTTTAAGTGCCTTGGATACGTGTCAGATGACGGCATTCAGAATTCGGATGAACGCAAGACTGATGATATCAAGGCTTGGGGCGGTGACATCATCAACTCCGTCCAGAAGGAAAAGACGGATACGTTCAAATACACTTTGGCCGAAGTGCTGAATGTTGACGTTTTGAAGGAAGTGTATGGTGATGCCAATGTCACAGGAACGCTTGACACAGGGGTAGTCGTTAAATCGAATTCAACTGAGCTTAAAGAACACGTGATTGTCATTGAGCTGGTGTTGAGGGACAATGTGCTGAAGCGAATTGTGATTCCGCAGGGGAAAGTCACCGAAATTGGCGAAATCAAGTATGTTGACGGCGATGATGTCGGCTATGAAACCACCGTTACCTGCTTCCCCGATGACAACTCAAACACGCACTACGAGTACATTGTCAAACCAAAGGCGGGAGGTGATCATAATGCTTAAAGGCAAGACAAAGACAGGATTTGAGTACGAATTTGATGAAAATCTTTTCAAGGACTATGAGCTGGTCGAGCTGCTGGCAGAGGTGGATGATAATCCGCTCGTTCTGCCGCAGATTTTCAAAAAGCTTATCGGTGACCGCGTAAAGGATTTGAAAGATCATGTCAAAGACGAGAATGGAGTGGTTGACATCGAGAAAATGGTGGCCGAGTTCGAAGACATCATTTCCACACAGGCCACCTTAAAAAAATAGTATTCCTTGCCGCTGCCATTAACACAGATGAGGATGCGCTGATATGCGACCTGGCTGAAACGTATGGCATTTACAATTACAGACAGCTACCTGCAGACCGGGTAGCTGTTTTTTGCTATGGCTTAAGAGACGATTCGCGCATAAAAATGGCAATGGCTGACATGCGATATACGCTTGATACGCTTTTGTCTGCGGGCATTCTAGACAGGTTAAGCATTCTCATCTGGCAAAAGACGGAAGACGCTCAGCAAAACCGCAACAAGCCTGTTAGCTTGACTGATATACTGACAGGAAATGCCGAAGAAAGCGTCGGATTGTCATTTGCCAGCGGTGAGGAATTTGAAAAGGAACGCAACAGAATTTTGAAAGGGGTGGAAGCTGATGGCGATTGAGCTCGGCAAAGCTTATGTGCAAATCGTGCCATCTGCACGGGGCATCAGTGACGGAATTACTAAAGCTGTTGTCCCTGCTGCTGACGAAGCCGGTGCCACTGGTGGACTGCACCTCGGTAAAAGATTAGCTGCGGTTGCAACAGCTGCAATTGCGGCTGCCGGTATCGGTAAGGCGATCGCAGCTTCGATTGCAGAGGGCGGCAAGCTGCAGCAGTCAATCGGCGGTGTAGAGACGCTGTTCAAGAGCTCGGCAGGTATGGTTAAGCGGTATGCGCAGGAAGCGTACCGGACAACCGGTGTGTCGGCTAACTCATACATGGAAAACGTAACCAGTTTTGCGGCGTCCCTTGTTTCGTCGTGCGGTGGTAACACGAAAAAGGCCGCAAAACTGGCCAATACCGCAATGACTGACATGGGCGATAATGCCAATAAAATGGGCACTGACATGGAACTAGTTCAGGAAACGTATCAATCTCTTGCCCGTGGCAACTATGAAATGTTGGACAACTTGAAACTCGGTAGAAAAACCATAGCCGAGTATAAACCTAGTGAAAACGGTGAAACTCTAAGTTTAGCGGCTTAGACAATACCGTGCCAAGCCTAGAATGGGAAGGTGTAACGACTATCGAAACAGAGAAAACACCTGAAAGGGTGTTTTTTTAATGGAGTAGAGTAGGATTCAAGCGAATCCGAAGCGCTAGGGTGCAAGATTATATGCACAAAAGATAGTCTATTCTGCATGGTGACATGCAGCAGCCCTAAACGGGCGGTCATGAAGTAGCGAATCATGGCGAATACGTACCTAGTATGGTGGTACTAAATCCGAAATGGAACGACTGATGAAGGACGCTGAAAAGCTGACGGGGGAACACTACACTGTCGGCGATTTTGGCGATACTGTCAAGGCAATCCATGCGGTTCAGGAACATCTTAAGATTACGGGTACAACGGCCAAGGAAGCATCAACTACGCTTCAGGGGTCATTCAACTCGATGAAGGCTTCGTTTCAGGACGTTCTTGGCAATTTATCTGACGGGGAACTGGATATCACGCCATCGCTTAATGCTTTGGCGACAACCACGTCTAATTTCCTGTTTAACAATTTCTTGCCGATGGTCGGCAGAATTTTTAAGAATCTGCCTGGCGCGATAGGTACGTTTATCCAGGCGGCGGCTCCCAATGTTCAAAAAGGAATTCAAGGGCTGTTTTCAAATCTTGGCGTTAAAATCGATTTTTCGAGCATTACGTCAAGTTTTTCCAAAATCACAACGGCAATTCAGCCGGTTGTCAATACGATTAAAAACAGTTTTTCGCATTTGAATTTTAGCGGATTGCAGTCACTCGCCAATGCGATTCTGCCGGCGGTTTCGGCCGGTTTTTCTTCATTCGTTTCGGTCGCAGGTCCTGCTGTCAGCGGCGTGGTCAAATCATTTGCGTCATTGTGGAATGCGGCTCAACCGTTAGTCAGCGTTATTGCTGGTGCGCTTAAACCGGCATTCCAGGTTTTGGGCGCATTCTTAGGCGGTGTGTTCAAGGGCGTTTTGAGCACGATCAAGTTTGCTTTCGACGCGCTCAAAGTTGTTATCCAGGTCATCACGCCAATTATTCAAGTGATTGTTAATGTGTTCAAAGCATTTTCGCCAGTTATTACAATGTTGGCAAGTTTTATCGGGCAGTTAGTCGGTCAGTTCGGTGGTCTGGGCGGTGCAGCTAAAACGATGAAGAACGTTGTCAGCACTGCGTGGAACGGAATCAAGGATGGTGTAAAGCTCGCTGGTGAAGGAGTCAAGGGCGTAGTCAACGGTTTGAAAATCGCATGGAACAGTTTGAAGTCTGCCGGTAATGCCTTGCGGAGTGCAGTATCAGGAGCATGGCATGGATTAGGCAGCGTTGTTTCTAGCGTATCCGGCGGTGTACGCGGAGCCGTCAGTGGCGCTAAGGCAGCATTTAGCGCATTCGGCCGTGGTGTCTCCAACGTGTCTGGCGGCGTCAAGGGTGTTTTGGGCGGTGTTAGGTCTGCATTTAACGGATTGCGGAACATCAATTTATGGCATGCCGGTGCAGCTATCATGAACGGTCTTCTGAGCGGTCTCAAATCAGCTTGGGGAAGCGTCAAGCATTTTGTAAGAGGTATTGCCAAGTGGATTAAGAAACATAAGGGACCTATCAGCTATGATAAAAAACTGCTGATTCCGGCCGGCAATGCAATCATGGCCGGGCTTAACGGGGGACTGGTAAACGGATTTGAAAACGTTAAGTCAACCGTGCTGGGCATGAGTGGTACGATTGCTGATACGCTGACTGCTAATCCGGTTGCTACATTAGCCACCTCCGGGAACATTGAAACAGGTACTGCCCCGGGTGGTACTACGCCGGTTGTGATAAACCTGACGCTTGGCAGCAGTGATTTCCAGGCATTCGTTGATGACATTTCCAAAGCACAGGGTACTAAGACGCAGTTCCAACGTGCGTATAAATTCTGAAAGGAGTGGTGAGTGTGAGATCACAGGTGGCATTTAGCTATGGTGGGCAATGCATTGATACCGCAATAGCCGACTTTGACACGCTTGCCGTTTCAGGTCGTGGTAATTTTACAACTGCGGTCAATTCGACTGATTTAGCCAGTGATGGTGCTAAATACCTAAGTTCGCGCATTGAATCGAAGAAGCTGACGGTAAATTTTTTCCTTCAAGCTTCAAGCCTGTCGGATCTGTCTGACAAAACAGGGAAACTTAAAAAGCTTCTGTCCGTCAGGAATACGGAAGTTTCCTTTGCCGATGACGGCTATAGATATACCGGTACTGTAACGTCACTCACGTTTGACGATACCACTCTTCACCCAACAGGGACCATCGAAATTACGCTGAGCGACCCATACTGTTATTCTGCGGAGAAGACTATAACGGGAATAGGGACGTCTGTAAATTTGTCCGAGTATGATGACACTGGGTTTGCAAATTTGCCAGCAGCGATTGAATTCACGCCAGCGGAGGGAATTTCCACATTCCAAGTCACTAGCAATCAAGGCAAGCATTTTCTGCTAAATCAGTCAGTTTCAGCCGGCAAGAAAATAGTGATTGACTTTAAATCCCTGACATGTACGGTCAACGGCGCTACGGTATTGTCAAGCGTTTCTCTCAACAGCAACTTTGCTGATTTTAGGATTGACCACAACACTAAGCTGACGTTTAACGCAAGTGGAGGCTATGTAATTAGATTCGAGGTGAAAAAATTGTGATTTTGTATCAGCTGAACAAAAAACAGGATGTGATTGGAATTGTTTCGTCCGATGTCATCAGCGCAACATTTGAAGAGCAGATTAACACTGCGGGCAATTTGAAATTTACCGTTGCTAAAAAATTACGTGATGACTGTCTGTACGTACTGTTCCAACGACCAAGTGCGACAACGTATGTGTGTTTTAAAATCTTGACCGAAACTCAAGAAGACAATCAGGTCAGCTATACCGCAGTTGAATCGGCATATGATGAACTGGGCGCATACTCATATATCAAGGATTTGAGACCGCAAAATCGAACTGCCAAAGAAATGCTGACGCAAATTCTTGCGCAAACACGGTTTTCTGTCGGATATGTTGCTGACACCGGCACGCAAACAACCAATTTCTACTACACGACCGTGCTAGCCAGTCTGCAGAGCGTGGTCAACTTGTTTAACTTAGAGATCACGTTTGACGTTGTTTTTGATCCGATTGACAACCAGGTCAAAAGGCGATTGGTTAACCTGTATCAACAACAAGGAGCTAGGACGGGGCGGCGGTTTGAGTACGGTGACAAACTGTTAAGCGTAACATGTGAACAGTCCAGTGACACTTTGGTAACTGCACTGGTAGGCCGTGGGTCCAGTGTGCAGGTCAGCGAAGGTACTGATGGAAGTCCTGATGGATACGGTAGGCGGATTACGTTTGCCGACGTTGTTTGGAAAAAATCGGCGGGCAATCCGCTTGATAAACCGGCTGGCCAAGAATATCTCGAGGACCCGTCCGCAACGGCCGTATATGGTTTTTCAGATGGCAAACCTCGAATCGGTTTTGTTGAATTTGACAAAATCAATGATAAAAATTTATTGATAAAGGCAACATACGATAAGCTGCAAGAATTGAAACGGCCTAAGGTCTCTTTTAAAGCGTCAGTTACAGACGTCGGTAGCTTAAATTTGGGCGATACTGTTGCGATTATCAGGCATGATTTAAAAATAGAGTACCTGACGCGTGTATACAAGGTCACTCACGATTTGCTCAATGCGCAGAACAACACAGTTGAACTGGGGGATGATTTTCAAGCCGCCAGCATAACGTCAACGATCAGCGCAGTGCAAGATACGGTGCAGAGCGCCAAAGATTACTCGCAATCAGCGTTGCAGTCAGCTAACGGCAAGAATACCAATCATTTCGGTACATCGCAGCCACAGTTTGCTGTTGAGGGGGACTTGTGGTACAAGGATCTCGGCAACGGCGAGACTGAAATGTACCAATATCAGAATGGTAACTGGGAACTGATTACGTCGACGGCAGAGCTGCATAACACGCAGAAGGAAGTTAACCAGGCCATCAAAGATTTCAACGCACAATTTAAAGAAATCGATGACAAGTACGTTCCTAACGAAACTTACCAGACTGAGAAGCAGGCTTTTTCCACAGCCGTGACTAAAGCCTCGGAAACAGCTCAAGTGGCAAAGGCAACTGCGGATACTGCTTCGGCAAATGCAACGGAGGCTAGTAGCGTTGCTGCCGAAGCACGCACTAAAGTTGATGACGTTGCTAAAACCGTGACAAAAAACGGCAAAGCAATTGGAGAAATCAAGTCAGATGTCAGTGGTGTAAAAGCCACGTATGCCACGCTCGATGGCAAGGTTACGTCAGCATCGGCCCGAGCGGGTGCTCTGGAAGCAGCACTGAGCGACGGAAAAGGCGGGTTGATCAGCGTTAAAGCTGAAAATAATCGTATTGAATCCCTTATTGATTCTAAAGTCGATGGTAGTGAGTACAACACGTTTAAGCGACAAACGTCAACCGAACTCAGCCAAAAAGCCAATAAAACCGATTTGAATGGGTATGTGACAAGCACGCAGTTTAAACAAAGCGCTGACAAAATCGAAACAGTAGCTGCTGACGTTAAAAACGTTAAGACCAAAGCTGAAAACATTGAAAACACGATGAAATCGACAAGCTTTGCCAACAGCGTGGTTAAGGCAAGCGGAATTGATATGAAAGTAGCCGGTTATGATACTACAATCAGGAAGCTGATCGGTAAGGATGGGACAACCGGTGATTTGAACACTTTGGTATCTGCGTACAGCAATGAAACCAGTCAAACAAAAAAGCAAACAACTAACTTGATCAGTGCGCTTGACTACAACACATCGACTGGATCTTTCGGCAGCGGATTTGCAAAAAAAGTGGCTGATGCATACGGTACGACAGAAGCGTACAAGGCGCTTAATGGCAAGATTGACGGGTTACAGATTGGCGGAGCAAATCTGTTGGACAATAGCTCAATGGAAAGCACAGCGATTGGGCACGACTCGTATGACGCTATGAGTTTCCAAAACGGCTGGACAGTCTTCACGCAGAAAACAGCAAAGCAAAACCGTAACAACTGGTACATCGATATGCCCAAGGGCCAACCGGAAGCGGGAATCTACACAGTTAGTATTGATGTTAAGCTGCTCAACTGCTCTTCTAGATTGCCCACGGCTGAGCTGCTAATCCGTAGAAAAAGCGACTGGTTCTCTTACGGGACGAGTGGAGAGTGCACGCTTAAAGTAGGACAGGCTGTCCGCTTGTCTGCCATCGCCACATCTCCGGTACAGCCAACCAATGACTCGGCTGCTACCGTTCTGCAGCTATGCACTACAAGCTCTTTTGTTGGTCAAATCGCTATCCGCCACGTAAAACTCGAAAAAGGCACTAAAGCTACTGACTGGTGCATGTCGGATGGGGACATTAACAAGCGCATACAGACTCAGGCCGATGCACTGACTGCATATCAGGCAGAAGTAAAGCGGACTTATGCTTTGTCATCGTCGGTGTATACCAAGACCGAAACGCAGACACGTGAGAATGCTCTTAAAAATTCAACCATCAGTGACTTGAAGGCCACCGATGACTGGAAGAAATTAATCAAGATCAATCAGAACTCAAGCTGGATCCAAGACGCAACCGGTTTCCAACAGCAAGCGTGGAAATACAATCTGGATTCAAGCGGTCAACTCATCGGCAAAAAGAGTTTTGAGGATTCAGCAGTCGGAAATTGGCGCTGTGCTGATTTAAAAACGCCGGCAACCCTCCAAAAAGGTGGGCCGGTTAACGGATTCTATAACTGGGTGTACTCCTCGACAGGCAGTGACCTATACTATGGAACCTCATGGATACCTGTCAAACCGGGCACTAAATTCTATGTTGAGGCACTGTGCCCTAACATGAAGAGCGTATATAACGGTCTGAACATTATAGTTGCCGCATATTTGCGCTATGAACAAGGCGGGAAAACGCACTGGGCGATGGGGCCAAGTGCCACTATCACTCCAGATCACTGGGGATGGGT